CGCTGTAATTAAGCCGTTTAGGGAAAAGGTGGAAAGTATTAAGAAATTTGAAAATTACTACTCGGCACAGGAATACATACATATAGCAATGAAAAAAGGTACTGATTACTGTTCACTTCCTTGGTTTCGTAAAGGCACAATGTATAAAGGAATGGAAGCGTATAAGTTATACACCTTAGAGGATTTGGGGTTATGAAATATAGAAAGAAACCAGTGATTGTGGAAGCAATTAAATACGACAAGGAGCATATCGGAAAAGCGTTAAGTTTCTGCGGAGTATTAGATTACAACCCACATGATAATGAATATTACGTCAAGACATTAGAAGGGCATATGAAAGTTACTGATGGTGATTGCATCATCAAAGGTGTACAGGGTGAGTTCTATCCATGCAAGCCTGATATCTTTGAGCAGACATATGAGGTAGTGGAATGAAAGCATGGATATTAAGTGACGCAACAGGGAATAATCCATCTTGCAGCCTTGTATGGGCTGACACAGCAGGAAAGGCAAAATCACTTGCACATAGCAGTAATGGCTATATGTATCAAAGTGATTTAGAAATTGAGGACTGGCGTGATATCAGAGCAGTAAGATGCAGTGATTTTGATGATTGCGAAAAAATGAAAGAAAAGGACATCTGTGTAAAGTTGGTCGAAGATCATTGCTGGCATTTTGTAATAGGTGAACAGTTTTATGATGAAGATAACATTGAAGAATTTAAGGAGTTGTTTGACTGATGAATAAATATCAAGAAGCTTTAAATAGTGCAGTCAACAGATGGGCCCCAGCATCAGCCTGGGCAATCTTAAAAGAGTTGGTTGATAAAGCTACACCAGAGAAACCGATACACAAGGCAAATGGAAGAATCGTATGTCCAAAGTGCTATAGAACGACGGCCAGCGCTGTTAGTCCTGTGTATTGTTGCCTTTGTGGCCAAAGACTAGATTGGAGTGAAGAATAATGTTTTTAACAGGATCTATCTGCTTTATAGCAGGATACTTTCTCTGCTTGGTTGTAGTTGCCGCTGTAAATGTGGCAGGAGGAAATGACAGATGATTTTAAAAAAAGATGCAGAACGTGACCGATTAAAAGGACAAGGTCGGGAGTTATACGAGAAAATTGAAGCAACAAAGAAAGCCATCAGAAATAATCAACACACAGATGTTAACAGTTTTGAATTGTTTCTGATGGAACGGAAATTAAAACATATCGTAGAGAAGCTTCTACACTACGATGATTAGGAGGATAACAAATGAATTACGAAGACCCATACAGAGAAGATCTACAAGTGATTGATCGTGAGCTACGCAATCACTATGAGTACAGACGTCAGCTTGAAGACGTGAACTATCGAATTGCTGAAATCGATGCACAGCTTACATCGATTGGTAGTCCTAGAATTATGAGTCCTGACGAGGCAAAGTATCAAAAAGGTACTAGAATCTACAGCGACATCAATATGCTTGAACTATTCCAGGAACAGGACCAACTTATAAAGCAGAAGCAAGACCTACTTTACTTGATCAGCAGAGTACAAGCTAGACTTAATAAGCTGAACGATGAGGAGTTGAAACTTATTGAGCAGAGATATAAGTACAAGAAAACTTTAAGAGAACTGGCACAAAATATGTACAACGGAAAGAGTACTATGTCTAGGCGGTTAGATGATATACTGTTGAAATTAATCTGAAAGTGGGTGATAATGTGAAAAAGCATATTAAGGTGATGATAATGAATACTGAAAGTATGAAGATTCGCATTGGTGGAGACAATGATATCGATTTGGAAACTTTGACGAACACACTAAGTTCTACTGTTACAGCGCTAAAAGTTATAGCTGATAAAACCGTAAAAGAGGAACAGTATTGTAAATTCGTTGTTAAAAATGTTGAAAAAGGAAGCTTTGTTGTTGTGATTCAAGAGGTACAGGAATTCATGACAGCCATTTCCCCCTTTGTTGCAGCCGTTCCTACCATTTTGACCATTTTAAAGGAAGCTGTAGAACTCAAAAAAATATTAGGCGGTGAAAAGCCTAAATCTGTTGAATATATTGGCAATAATGTGAAGGTGGAAGCACACGACAATTCGACTGTAACAATCAATAATTATTCTTATACCGTATATACGCAAGATTCACAACTTGAGAAATCGTTATCTGAAACGATGAGAGCCGTTGAAAAAGATGGTCAGCGCACATATCTAAGCTATGATTTTGGAGATGATGGAGAAGTTTCGATTCCTCAAGACATGTTCAAACGTCTTTCGGTTCCTATTGATGTAGAAAATTTAGAAAATAATGTGAAAGAAAACGTTTCTAATTATCGTACGATTGTAAAAGTCATAAAGCCTGATCTTCATAATAAGACCAAGTGGGATTTGGTTTTCAGTGGAGAGGTAGTAAAAGCAGATATAGAAGATGAAGATTTCTTAAATGCTGTGCACCAGAAGTATGTGGAATTTACCTCTATGATTGACATGGATGTTGATTTAGAGGTTTGTTTTAGAACTGATCAAGATGGTGTTCCTTTAGTTAATACAAAGAGAACATTCAAAGTAATTAAGGTCTATTCATGCGGTAAATATAAACAGGGCGATTTTAAACAACCTACTCTTTTTGATGACTAATTAAATTTTGGGACATGTCCCACAACTTTTAGATGTATAATGGGCGTAGGCGAAAACCATGAGCAGAAATGCTTGTGTTTTTTTTCTTATGTAGATTCGAGACTATCAGTGCTTTTCTCTAAAATCCTCCTTTTGCTTATTTTCCAAGTACTCATTTAACCTCATACACTGATAGTTTCCAATGTGCATAAGATAAGAGAAAGGGGATAAAAATGGGACAGGGTAAATATGCAAGAAACAGGCCGGACAAAGACGGAACATTCAGAGCTGCGTTTGACAAGAACAAAAAGACTATATACGCAACACAGACAATATGCGCTATATGTGGAAAGCCTGTAGACTTTTCGCTGAAGTTTCCTGACCCGATGAGTCCGACGGTTGACCACATTATTCCGATTTCTAAAGGTGGACATCCATCTGATCTACAGAACTTGCAGCTTGCACATCTATCGTGCAATCGTGGCAAGTCAGACAAAGTAATCAACAAGAAATACATAGCAGATAAGAGCATAGATAACAGGGTTTTGCCACAGTCAATGGACTGGAAAGCGTACAAAGCATAGGGGGGGAGTGACCCCTACCACCATGCTTTTCGCAACACACGCCCGTTACTGCGAATATTTCTCGCTGAAATACCATTTTTTCACAAGCGACTAGTAAAATAGCCGCTTTTTTTATGGAGGAAACAAGATGACGAATTACAAAGGAATAGGATACCTAAGAAACAAACTGGCAACAAAGAGAAGTAGGGTAGAAACACGATATAAGTACTACGAAATGAAAGATAATCATAAGCCACGTAACGTAATGGTTCCTACTGCACTGCAGAACAAATTCAACTTCACTTTAGGATGGTGTACTAAAGCGGTTGATGCACTAGCTGATAGATTGAGATTCAGAGGTTTCAAGAACGATAACTTCAACATGGAACAAATCTATGCGATGAATAATAGCGACATCCTCTTTGATTCTGCAATTCTTGGAGCATTGATTACGTCATGTAACTTCATCTACATTTCAGAAGATGATACAGGATATCCAAGACTACAGGTTATTGATGGCGGTAACGCAACAGGAATCGTGGATCCAATTACTGGGATGCTTGTCGAAGGATACGCAGTGCTGAAGCGTGATGAAAACGACAATCCACTAATAGAAGCATGGTTTATTCCGGGAAAGACAGTCATTTATGAAAATGGATTACAACCATACTCTGTAGATAACGTTGCCCCTTATCCTCTTTTAGTGCCGATTATCAACCGTCCAGATGCTAAACGACCATTTGGTCATTCTCGTATTAGTCGAGCTTGTATAAGCCATCAGAACAACGCTAAAGATGTGCTGATGAACATGGCTATATGCTCCGAGGTTAATTCATTCCCACAAAAATACTTAATTGGTATGGACCCAGATGCTGAGCCAATTAACAAAACAGGAAAAGCATCACTCACAGACTTCTTACAAATCAATAGAAGTGAAGAGGGTAGCAATCCTACATTAGGACAGTTCTCACAAGCACAATTAACTCCATACGTTGAAGAAATTAAAGAGTATGCGGCTTTATTTACTGTGGAAACAGGTTTAACACTTGATGATTTAGGTATCGCATCTTCAAATCCTACAAGTTATGAAGCAATTAGAGCGTCACATGAAAATTTAAAATCAATTGCAGAGAAAGCACAGCGATCATTCGGAACTGGTTTTCTTAATGCTGGATATTTAGCGGCGTGTGTTCGTGATAAGTATCCATACGCAAGAAATCAAGTGTATTTAACAAAACCATTATGGGAGCCAATCTATGCACCTGATGCATCTGGTATCGCAGCGCTTGGTGATGCTGCACTAAAAGTAAATCAAGCAGTGCCTGGATATATCGGCAACGATAGTATGAGAGATATTCTTGGCATAGATGGGGATAACTTCTAATGAACGATATTGTTCAGAAAGCAACGGAAGTATATTTACGGTTGATTGAGAACGATACTGAACTTATACGTCTTAGAAAATCGATTGAGAGCGGCAAAGCAAGTTATGAAGCTGCTCAAAAATATAGTGAACGCTCGGGACAGTTAGCAAAAAAAGCAATAGCACAAGTCAGTAATGGTGATTTAACTATTACGCAAGAGATTCTAAATCCTATTTTGGAAGCAAACTATCAAGATGTCTTGAATGTAGCGTCACAGGCACAAAATGTCATTTACGAAACTGCAAATGTTAATTTAAAACCTGCTACAGTTTCATATAACAATACATATGCAAAAGATATTTCTGCTAAGCTTGAAAACTACGATGATGTAGATGATGGACTTAATGCTATAGAAAATACTTTTATTTCAGCTTCGCAAAATTATGTAGACGAAATAGGTAGAAGAAGTGCCAAATTCATGGATGAATCTGGCATTAACGTTTTGGTTTCACGCGAATATGACGATGTAGGCGTACATACTACAGATAAAGGTGGTGGCGATGTCTGCCACTGGTGTCTAGAACGATGCGGAACAGATGTTCCATACGATGAAGCGTATGATATGGGAATGTTTGAACGTCATCCTGGATGTGGATGTATTATAACCTACACAACGAAAAGAGGTGTAGTTATCCAGGGTAAAGGCGATTGGGAAACTAATCGGTGGATAAACTTACGTGAAGATAAAGAAAGAGAAAAACGGATACGATCAAATGAATTGTATATACAAAACTATAGACCTGTAGTTCGTGGAAATAATGCTCAATTTAAAACCTTATCTGGTACAGAAATTTATGCAAAAAAAGTAGATGGTTACAATAATGTATATATTTCGGATAAAGCTATGATTAAACCTAAAGCTCTACATAATATCAATAAGGTTACAGAATTAGCTATAAAGAAAATTAATATTGATGTAAATAATAAACCTACTATTTTAATTGCGGATTCAGCAGAAATTAACCATGCTATTGCACGGTATGATGCGGCAAATAATTTAATTTCCTATACGCCTGTTGTTGGTGATAAAAAGCAATTAATACTTCTACAGAAAGGTTTGGCGGTTGAATCTGACCCGTATTCAACACCATTTCATGAAATGTACCATTGCAAGCAAGCACAAGAGTACGAAAAAAAACACGATAAAATCACGGCAGAAAATTATTACGATTATCTTAATGATTTGCGCGCAGAATGTAAGAAAAAACTTGACACATTAGGGATTACAGATGAAAATGTAGGTGAAATCAGTGATTATGCTGAAGATATGTATTTTGTTGGAAAGTATGACGAAGTCGAAACAGAATACAATATATTAAAAATTTTGAAAAGGTGATTTTATGATTTTGATATATCCTAATGAGATAAAGGAATTAAAAAAAATATACGGACCATATATGATAGGCGCAAAGTTGAAAGATGATGCTCCTATTGAAGCTGTTGAGGCCGCAAAAAAGTTCAAAGAATGGGTAAATGAGCAATATAGATTAGCAGGTATGGAATAAAACATCGCATAATTTTGCGGTGTTTTTATTTTACGGAGGTTTAATATGAGTAAATTGCAGGCAACTGGACCGCCAATGATGAGAAACGGATAGGAGGAGTTATGGCAGAACCTAAAAGATTAGGTCGCCAGACACCAACTCAATCCGTTATATTACCATACGAAAAAACGTATGGAGAAGAAGCAATTAAACTATATGAAAAATCAAAACGTAAAGCACAGGACTGGCAGAAGTTATTAATCTACGACTTACTTTCCTATGATGATGAAGAACTATGGGTGCATTCGAAGTTCGGATATGCTGTACCTCGAAGAAATGGTAAGAACGAAGTCATTACCATACGAGAACTGTATGGCTTAATTAAAGGTGAGCATATACTGCATACAGCGCACAGAACACCAACATCTAGTTCAGCCTTTAGCCGTCTATATGACATCATGGCCAAAGCAGGATATAAAGAAAAAGAAGACTTTATTGTCACTCGTCAATATGGATTGGAAAAAATCGAGATGATAGAAGGTGGTGGACTTGCATCATTCAGAACAAGAACATCTAAGGGTGGACTTGGTGAAGGATATGATCTACTCATCATTGATGAGGCACAGGAATATCAGAATGATCAAGAGACTACATTAAAGTATGTTGTTTCTTCATCTCCGAATCCACAGACGGTATTCTGCGGAACACCGCCTACAATGGTATCCTCTGGCACAGTATTTACGCATATGAGGGAGAATACATTGGCGGGTAAGACCAGCAATACAGGCTGGGCTGAATGGTCAGTCGAAAGCATGACAGATGTCAATGATGTAGAGGCTTGGTATGAGACAAATCCGTCACTGGGTACAATTTTAACTGAACGTAAAATACGTGATGAAATTGGTGAAGATGAATTAGACTTCAACATTCAGCGCTTAGGATACTGGACCAAGTTAAATCTTAAATCAGATATCAGTGAATCACAGTGGAAGGAATTACAGGTTGATAAGTTACCTAAGTTCAAAGGAAAACTGTATGCAGGTATCCGCTTTGGTGCTGATGGCAAGAATGTGGCATTGAGTGTTGCAGTTAAGACAACAAACGATTTAATTTTTGTAGAAAGTATAGATTGTCAGCCGCAACGTAATGGCTTAGGATGGTTGGCTCGTTTCTTAAAGCAAGCAGAACTACAAAACGTAGTAATAGACGGAGCAAGTGGTCAGCAACTACTTGCAGACGCGATGAAAGAGGCTGGAATTAAGAAGGAGCCAATCTTTCCTAAAGTATCAGAAGTCATTGAAGCTAACGCACTTTTCCAACAGTGCCTAGATCAAAAACTGATATGTCACAAAGGGCAACCATCACTAACTCAATCAGTTTCAAATGTGCAGCGCCGTGCGATTGGAAGCAACGGTGGTTTTGGTTTTAAATCCATTAAAGATACAGTTGATGTATCTCTAATGGAGTCAATGATTTTTGCATTCTGGTCATGTAAGAAAACAAAAGAACGCAGAAAACAAAAGGTATTCTATTAAGGCGACTATTTTAAGTCGCTTTTTTAGATAGCATCACTTACGTATACCTCACGGATTGAAGAGGAGAAAAGGAGACTTAATAAAATGGCAGATTTTACACCAATCACAACACAAGAACAGTTAGACAATCTAATCAAGGATAGACTAGGGAGAGAGCGTGAAACGCTAGCGAAAAAATACGAAGAATATACAAGCCCTGACGATCTTTCCAAGATTAAGGGAGATTATGACAAGCAGATTGCTTCATTGACAAAAGAAGCTGAATCTTCTGCTAAAAAGTACGCTGATTTCGACCGTCAAATTACAGAAAGAGACAGTAAGATCAAGAGCTACGAGACCGCCTCGGTAAAAACGCGAATTGCTCATGAGACAGGACTACCGTATGAAATGGCGTCAAGATTATCAGGAGAGTCAGAAGATGATATTCGCAAAGATGCAGAATCTCTTGTAAAACTGATTGGCAAAAATAAGCCTATTGTACCGCTTGCTGATCAAGAAGAGAAGCATGATGGTGGAAAGAATGCTGCAGTTAGAGCATTAGCAAAATCACTTAAAGGAGAATAAAAAATATGGCAACTATTACAAAATCAACAAACCTATTTCCAGCAGAATTAGTATCAGAAGTATTTTCAAAAGCTAAGGGACATTCATCCCTTGCTAAGTTATCAAATCAAACACCTATTCCGTTTGCAGGCAATACACAGATGGTATTTGCAATGGACGGCGAAGCATCTATCGTGGGCGAAGAAGAAAATAAGCCTGCTGGTGATGCTAGCTTTAAGCCTGTAACGATCACCCCTGTTAAGTTTGTTTATCAACATCGCTTAACAGATGAATTTGTCAATATGTCAGAAGAACAGCAGCTTCCTTATTTACAGGCATTTGCTGATGGATTTGCCGCTAAGATTGCACGTGCGTTAGACATCAGTGCTTTCCATGGTGTTAATCCTTCTACAAAGACAGCTGTATCTGGTCTAGCTGCCAAGAACTTTGATATGGCTACAATTGCTACAGTTACAACAACTGCAGGTAAGGAAGATGAAGATATCGATACTGCAGTACAGGCTATCACAGATGAAGATGGCGTTGTAACAGGTATCGCAATGGCTCCAGCATTTAGTGCTGCATTATCCAAGATTAAGGTTAATGGTGTAGCACAGTATCCTGAGTTCCGTTTTGGTCAGAATCCAGAAGCATTCTATGGCATGGCATCAGATGTAAACAACACAGTATCCTTTGGTACATCTAAGGACTTAGCCATTGTCGGTGACTTCCAAAATGCATTTAAGTGGGGCTACACTGAAAATGTACCATGCGAAATCATCGAGTATGGTGATCCAGATGGACAGGGTGACCTAAAGCGTACCAATCAGATTGTATTACGTGCTGAAGCATACATCGGTTGGGGCATCTTAGATACTGCATCCTTCAAGAAGATTGCTAAAGCTTAATCATGCAGTATAGAAACATTAAAAACGGACGTGTGATTGATGTTTCATCTGTTTTAATTAGTGACGTATGGGAGGCGGTTGAAGAGCCGTCTCCCGTAACTACTAAAGAGAAGAAGGTGGTAAAGGATGACAAACCTAGCAAGCGTAAATGATGTCAATACTATTTGGAAACATCTATCAAATGCAGAACAGGAACAAGTAGAGGCGTTATTGCCAATTGTTTCTGATTCACTACGACAAGAGGCTAAGAGGGTTGGAAAAGACCTGGATGAAATGATTACTAAGGGCGAAGTACTACCAAACGTAGTGAAGTCTGTAGTTGTAGATGTTATCTCTCGATATTTAGACCAGTTATCATCCGATAACGCTAGTACACTTTCGCAAGAATCTCAATCAGCACTAGGGTATTCATGGTCAGGAACATATGTGAATACAGGTGGTGGAATGTCTATTTTAAAGAAGGACCTGAAGCGCTTGGGACTAACACGCCAGCGCTTTGGAATGGTGGACCTATATGGCATCCATTAAGGGGATTACTATTAAAATCATTCCACAAGTTCAGACAGGTGTAGATGAGTTTAATGCTCCACTCTATGACAATGGTGAACCGATAGAAGTTGATGATGTTCTTGTCGCTCCAGTAGGTTCACAAGAAAATCTTGATATCACTAATCTCTACGGAAAAAAAGCACAGTACCAACTTGGTATTCCTAAGGGCGATACACATGTATGGACTGATGCAATTGTAGAGTTTTATGGTTATCGCTGGCATGTGTTCTCATTGCCTCAAAAGGGCATTGATAAGATGATTCCGCTACGCTGGAATGATAAGTACTATGTAGAGCGCTATGAGTAAAGGTGTTTTAGAACGTCTAGAAATCAATAGAGAAGGCGTAGGTGAGTTACTTCGTTGTCCTGCAGTGCAGTGCTATATCGAAGAACTGGCACGTAGGCAGGTATCAAGAGCAGGTGAAGGATACGAGTATAAAATAATGCACTCATCAAAGGATGGACGCGTTACAACTATTGTCAAAGCCACTAGCGATAAGGCAAAAGAGGATAATCTAGAAAACAATACGCTTTTAAAAAGTACACAGGGGTAGATATGGTCGAATCAGAAATTATTAAACTGCTAAATAGCAAAGGTATTAAAGCCTATATGGAGCGACCTAAGAGCGCTCCTGATGAGTATGTGATAGTTGAGAAAACAGGAACATCCAGCAAAGACTGGGTAACAACGTCAACGATTGCAATTAAATCACACGCACCGTCGTTATTAAAGGCGGCTCAATTAAATGAGAAAACTAAAAAGGTAATGGTCTATGCAAGTGTGCGAGGACTATCGTCTATACGTCTTATTAACGATTACAATTTTACAAATATTTCAACGAAAGAGTACCGCTATCAAGCGGTTTTTTCTGTTGTAACAAGACAATTTATGGAGGAATAATATGGCAGAAGCAAATACAAATAAAGCCAAAAATGTATCAACAAGTAGCCCTAAGGTAACAGGTGCTATCTACTATGCTCCGCTTGGAACTACATTGCCTACAGATGCAAAGACTGCTTTAGATGCAGCATTTAAAGGTGTAGGATACATTTCTGAGGATGGTTTAACGCGATCACAATCACGAAGCTCTAATGATATTAAAGAATGGGGCGGTGGTGTAGTAACAACTGTTCAAACGGAGTATAAAGAATCGTTTAAATTTAAGATGATTGAAACACTTAGCGATATTGTGCAGAAGGCTGTTTATGGTGAAAAGAATGTTACAGGTAAGTTAGATGGAACAACAACAGCATCAATGACAGTTAAACATAACGCATTAGAGCCAGTTGCTAATGCATGGGTAATCGATACAGTAATGCTAGATGGAACGCTATCTCGTATTGTTGTGCCTAATGCAAAGATTACAGAACTCGGCGACTTGTCATACAAGAAAGATTCTGCAATCGGCTATGATGTAACACTTAGCGCAATGCTCGATGCAAATGGCAATACATCATACGATTACTATCAAGCGCCAACTGCATAGGAGGATTAAACAATGAAAGGCAAGACAAAAACAGGTTTTGAGATTGAAATTAAAGATAGCGCGTTAGATAACTGGGAATTAGTTGAATTATGGGGAGAAGCGGATAAAGGAAATACCACTGCTCTTATCTCGGCTATGAAGATTTTACTAGGAGAAGATGGATATCACGCATTTAAAGAACATGTGCGCTCACTATCTAACGATGGTGTGGTGCATGCTACCAAGATGAGTGAAGAATTATCGAGCTTCATGTCTTCGATTAATAACGGAAAAAACTAATAGCCCTTGCCGAAATAGTTAATAAATATGGTGATGAGTTGACCTGCGATTTAGCAGAGACTTATCACCTTTTTAACTATAAGGACCTTTCACCAACAAAGGTGGCAGTTCTTGTGCTCGGCTTAGGGGCAAAATCAAGAATTTATAAGAAAATGCAAGGCATCCAAGAAATCTCTGACTATTTATTGCTTCCAAGCATACATGATCGCTTATCTGAGATTGAGTATTTTTTGATACGAGACAGAAATATGGAGATGCCGACCAGATTAGTAGATCTAGTTTTAGGTCGTAAAGAAAAAACGGGTTCAAAAAAGGATACTTGCAAAACATATATGTCAGTAGATGACTTCAATAAGTCTAGATATGGAGGTGCATAATGGCGAGCGGAATTGAATTAGCAAGCGCCTATGTGCGACTTATTCCAACTACAGAAGGAATAGGAAATGCTATTTCTGATGCATTGGGGAAAGAAACCCCAAAAGCTGGTGAAAGTGCCGGAAGAAATACAGGTAAATCATTCCTAGGCTCATTTACAAATGCAATGAGTGGAATTAGCCAATCACTTAAACCTATCGGTGATGAGATGACTAAGAGTCTGACACTTCCAATTGCTGGTCTTGCAACTGCGTCTATGGCAGCTTGGAAACAAGTTGATGACGGAATGGATACAGTTATCCAAAAAACTGGAGCTACAGGTGGCGCATTAAAAGATTTGCAAGATTCTGTTGAGCTAATAGCAACTAGTACAGAGTTTTCATTTAAAGATGTTGGCACAGCTGTTGGAGAGGTCAATACACGATTTGGGGCAACTGGCGGGACATTAAATAACCTATCAAATCGTTTTTTACAATTTGCAAAAATAAATGGTGTCGATGTTAATCAGTCGATAGATCAAGTGCAGAAAGCAATTTCTGCATTCGGATTGTCGGCGGATGATACAGGCGCTTTTTTAGATACATTGAATAAAGTGGGTCAGGATACAGGCGTAAGCATGGATGCACTGGAAATAGGGCTTATATCGAATGCCACAGCACTACAGGGCATGGGTTTAAACGCAGCAAGTGCAGCTTCATTACTGGGTAACTTAGAAAAGTCTGGTGTAGATGTTTCAACTGCTATGCAGGGCTTAAAAAAGGTGCAAGCAAACGCAATGGCTGAAGGAATCAGCATGCAAGATGCTTTCGTAAAAGCACTATCTTCTACAGATGGTGCAATTTCTGTATTTGGTGCAAAGGCTGGTCCACAGTTATATGCCGCTTTTCAAAATGGCACTCTATCTGCAGACATGTTTGTTGATTCTAGCGTATCATTGCAAGATGCATTAGGCTCTGTTGCAGATACTTATACAGCAACTTTAGACCCTGTTGACAATTTTAAAATTGCGTTGAATAACATACAGTTACTTGGATATAAAATTGCTGAAGCGGTCATGCCTAGTTTAAATGAAGTTATTGCCACATTAATTGATACCGTTGTCGGTTTAATAGATAAGTGGGAAGGATTAGACCCTGGTATGCAACAGTTTATTCTTGCTTCTGTTGGGGTTTTGGCTGCAGCAGGTCCTGTTATTTCTATTATTTCTGGCATCACTGGCTCAATTGGTAAATTATCTAGTGGAATATCAATGTTGCTAGGACATCCAATCTTATTAGCAATTGGTGCAATTATTGCAGGATTAGTTCTGCTTTATCAGAATAACGAGGATTTTAGAAACTTCGTTAATGAAGCATGGAAGAACATTCAAGAAGTAGTTGGCGGTGTCATAGATGCTATTGCTGGCTTTTGGACTAGCACATTACAGCCGACGCTACAAGCAATAGGTGATTTTGCACAAAATATATTGTGGCCAATTATTCAGGTTATTTTTATGGCTATTGGGGAAGTCGTTCAAGCAGTCTTTAGTTTAATTGTTGGTTCATGGCAAAATATTCTTTTGCCTGCCTTTACAGCAATCGGAACATTTCTTAGTAATGTGTTAATGCCAGTTTTTAGCACAGTATTTAATGGAATTGTGACTGTCGTATCAGCAGTTTTTAGCGCCATTTCAGATTTTTGGAATGGTATTTTAAAACCAGTGTTCACAGCAATTGGTGATGCGGCAGAATGGCTAATCGATGCAGTGAAAGGGCCGCTTACAACAATTCAAGATACTTTTACAAATGTCTTTGATGGAATCAA